ATAGTATCTACATCAACCAATGTTTTACTTCCAGAGATAATAATATTCATAAAGTTTATGACTTCAGAATTAAGATTATTTCTTTTACCTGCTTTCTCTTCTACAATTAAAAGAGCTTCTCTTTCTGCTTTAGGTTTACTTTTATCAACAAATGGAGAAGCAGGATCATCACAGAAGAAATCATTTGCAGGATCCCCTGTTGTATTTAAACCAGGATTAACAAATAGTGTAGGATAGTAATAACTCAATGGACGCAAGTAATTCTCCTTATCAATGATAATTGCATCTGCATTTTCCATTGAATAGGTAACCTTAGTTTTTGGAAATAATTCTCTGAACTTACTTCTTGAGAACGTTACTGAACTATGGAAGAAAACTTTTTTAGTTTCATCAAACTTTTGAAGTTTCAATAAGTCTTTTTCTTTTACTTCACTTATAAATTGAGTAAGCTCTTTTTTATTAATAACTTCATATTCTTTTAAAGGATTATCAAATTCATAAATAGTTCCTTTTCCTGATTCCCATTTGTGGGTAACAGGTTTTACTTTAATTTTTTGTATTTTAATTTCGTTCATGATTTTTTAAGTAAGGGGCTGGATATTTCACCAGCCCCGGGTTAATTATTTTACTATAAGCAAATCTAATAATTTAGGTCTTGCCGCTAATTTTACAAACTTTGGACTTGTAGCTAATTTCCTTGCAGAAACAATTACTAAGTCCTGTGATAGATAACCACTCTCTAATAACTCACCATATCTTTCCACCATTGGAGGTGTAAATTCAGCTGGCTTTGTTAATGCAAAGTTTAAAAGTCTCTTTGCAATGATTGCGGCTATATCTTGTCTTTTACCCTCAGGTTTGTCAATCACATCTTTTAGGTGATCAATTGCTTTTTCTAAAGAAGAAGTAAGCAATTCTTTTGGTGATTGAATTTTATCCAACCCGTCTTTGATAAAAGTGGTAAAGAAGATAATGTGCTCTGGTGGAATTGATCCGCTACCCAGATTCATTACTAAACCAAGATCTGCATTAAAGTTTTTGACACCTGATAAAGCATCAAAATACTTAGTCCAGATTCTGATATTACCCTTTGCAAGAGTATTACCCTTTTCATCTTGTGCAGCACCAACACCCTCAATTACCTCAGGGTGCTTAAGAATAAAGTTTAAACAACGATTGTCAATGCCATATTTCTCAGCCCATAAAGCCCAGGCATCAGCACTGAATTTCATTTCAAACTTTAACTTTCTGGTATCCATTGCACTGTCAGTTGCAGATACTAAATAATCTCCATTGTCAGGGTTACTGGTAAGAATTACAGTACTGCCCTTAGGAAGATTCCAGGATAAATATTCCTGTCTATCAACAATCTCATTTGTTGCTTGAAGAACCGGTAGAGATGCTCTGCTATAATCATCAATAAGCATGATTAAAGGTTTTGTTCTACCCTGAATCCATTTTGGAAGGGCATAACCCATTCTCATATGATTTGAATAAGTGTAACCAAGGGTTACATAAGTAGGAATTGCATTTTCTGCAACCCAATGACAATCTGTTTCAGCACCTGCTGAATCATATTTGCACATTTGGTATTCTTTAACAGGATAACCTACAAAATCGTCAATTGAAACCTGACTGGCATTAATTTTTACAAAATCCATACCTGATTCGTCTGCTACCTGCTCTACTACAGATGACTTTGCAGTACCTGCTTCACCTACTATTTCATAGGCGATACTTTTCTTACCCTGACTGGTAAGATCTTTGTTGTTTTCTATGGCATATCTTAAAATTTCTGCCATCTCAATTGGATTTAATGCTACTTTCATTTTAATGTTCTAATACTATATATTTACCTTCTGTTTGATTGCATAGGAGTTCTAATTCTGAATTCTTTCTACCTATTGTAATTGCGTTTGTTTTCCAAGTTAACTTATCTGTTTTAACAGTATCCTGGCCATCATTGATAATTAATATCTCCGGCTTTTCTTGGGATAAATCTACCTTTAAATTGAATAACTTTTTGTTTTCCATGATTTCTTCTCTGATTGCTTCTACTACATCACCAATCTCGGTGTCTCCACCTGATGGTTGTGTATCCAATCTTTTAAAGAAATCCATAGCACCTGCTTCATCTTTGATATGAGTAAATTGAAACTCACCTTTAACTAAATCATGTTTAGTTAAGAAAAATGAAAAGAATATCTCACATTCTCCTTTAATACAGTATCTTAATCTATCCGCTAAAATACCTAATACCCAGTCCTGCTTGTACTCTTCACACATACTACCTGAGAAATCCACAAGCATAATAATCTTTTGCTTAGATTCTTCTCTTTTAATAGGAGTATTTACATGTAGATCTTTTGAAAGCATTTTAGTTACAAAATTTGGAAATGCTCTTTGATATAGTGGGGCATTAGGAAGTTCTCCATATTCTACAAGTCTTTTTAACTTGTGAATGTCAGAATTGGACACTCTCTTTTCTACAACTGTTTTCTTTACGTCGAATTTACTACCAAATTTATCTACAAGGCAGATTTTTCTAAGAATCTCAGCATGCTTAGAGTTGTTCATTTTTCTAGTTTTCATAAGAGTATTAAGCTTCTTATCAAAATAAGTATCCTTATCAGGAATTTCAGTTCTGAATTTAGGCATATTCATTTTGGAAGGCTTCATCTCTTTGTCACCAGGTTCTTGATTGAGATACTGCTGTAGAACATATAAAGATTTTTCCAATGGGTTATTACCTGGAACAAAATCAATGTCCCATAAACTTTGATAAAACTCTTTTTTGTGCTCAATATCTTCTACATCCATGTCTTCATTCGGAGTTAAGTACTTTTCAGCAATATAATCCGGATCCATAATCATTCTATTATAAAAGAAACGTGACATTTCTCTTACAATATCTGAATTATTAGAGGATAGACCCATTCTTTTAAGAATGGATCTAACATAATAAGAGCTTGGTGTGTAGTAATAGTCGTGTTCTTTAGTAAATAAATTATCAGCGACTGATTCTCCCCACATGTTTACATTACTCTGTTGCATTTGTTATTTGTTGATTTTTAGTTGAAAGGTAGTCCTCAAATCTCTTGATGGCTTCATCTCTTCTTGCAATCATGTCATCATCTGCCTTCTTTGCTTTGAGGGTTTTAGTTGCGGCTTCCATTTGTTTAACAATACCTTTAGCGGCTTTTATACCATCCAAAGTGTTAAGAGGAATCAATTCACATTGAGTAGCCATAACAGAGATGTCCTCTATTGCTTTATTTATTATCGCAACATTTTTGTACTTCTTAAGCTCTTCCCTAACTACATCTTTGTTTTTACCAGAGAAATCTGCAATAAAATCTAAACAGGTTAAATTACCACATGAATCGATAATTTTTGCTGCTTTAATTGCAGTTCTTGGTGATACCGTGGTACCATTAAGGTGTAATTTCTCAAGAATAAACTCAAGTTCTGGGTAATCTTTACCAAGTACTGTTTTGAACAAGTAATTGTAGGTATCTCTGGTATAAGAATCCCACTCTACTTTGTATTCCAATGGAAATCTTTCCATCAATGCTTTCAAACTGTCATTTTTACTAAATTCGTCTCTTGTTTTGTTTGTACAACAGATAATCAATTTAGTCTTGATATCAAATTCTTGAGTACCATTTCTAAATTTCTTAGAGGTAATAATGTCCTTCAATTGCTCAAGGATATAATCCGGAGCATCAAATAACTCTTCAAATACCACATATTCAAAATTCATAAATGAATTTTCAACTAGGTATTCTAATTTACCTGTATCATTAAATAAGGCAATGTCAATACCACCAAAAAGACTATCAGTAGTTGTACCACTACCCATAGTTTTCACAAAAGGCTCAATGCCTTTACTTTTGAAGAATTCTGTTGTGAACTCTGATTTTGCGTGACCACCTTTACCGAAGAGAATAATATTCTCATTGGTTAAGAATGCGATTTCCATTGCTTTTTCTAAGTCTTGGGTAAATACAAATTTACCTGATTCTGTTACTGTTTGTTGTTTCGTTGTCATTTTATTTTATTGTTCTTTTTGTCTGTAACTATAACTAATTACGCCCATTAATCTTTTTCTTAAAGTGATATATACACATATACACTTAAAGTCTTCTTCTTCGCCTTTAATTATTACTTCTTTAATGGCTACAAATTTTATAAATAAGTCTGTAAAATCTTTTCTATCCTTTTTTAAATAGCTTTTAAGCCATTTCATACCTACTAAAGTATGAGTTAATACAAGGAAGAAAGCTAAATTAAATAATGTTTTTAGAGTATTTAGAGGTAAAAACTTGTCTTTTTTAAATTTTACTATAGGAGTAATTGAATTCAATCCTAATGTTGACATACCTTCTATCTTTGACTCTAATAAACCTTTAACTCTTTCTGTTTTTTCCGGGGAAAACATAAAAAATCTTCCCCTAAGTCTGTCGTTCATTCTAATGTAACAGTTAATTTTGCTTGTTTAAGGAGTGTATATAATCTTTTCATTTCATGAATGTCATCTCCTTCTTTTATTACTTCTTTTCCGGACATATGTACTCTTAATGCTAACCCATATGCTTCTACTGAAGATATATTAAGGATATTAACAAGCATTATTATTACATACTCCATCAA